GTGGTTTCTAAGACTATACGTGATTTTATGGGATTGCGTGTTGCTGATGGTGGCCTTGGGATGAGGAATTATGACATAGCTAGGAGTTACAATGTAGCTGTGTGCATGTATTTCTTACCAAACCACCAAAGCGTTGTTTTAAATGAAATCACTAAATATGGCTCTTCAGGTTTAGAGGAATCTCTAGCCCATTTTGGGTTAGATGGTTCTGAATGAGGGTGCCTACGGAGGTTACCATTAAGGGAGACGTGTGTCAAACACGGCCCCTTGGGTGGGATGGTAACTATTCCGAGGATTGCGCCCAAGAAACATAAGAAATACAGTGTATATACAGGTATTTGTTCTGATGTGCGATTTGGGGCACATTCGAACACCCTTATTAATGTTGAGAGAGCTTTGGCAGAGCGTGTTTTATTGGTCCCCGGGAAACTAGGGTTGCAGCCCTGCCCAAAGCCTCTATCACAGGGTTATTTATTTAATGTGATGCAACCGTTTTACAACCTATTGAGACAAAGAGTTTTAAGTAGCTCTTCTTTTCCGATTCCTCCCGTTAGCAGCGAGGACTTTGTTCTTGCATACTCAGGCGCTAAGAAGAAAAGATATCAAGAGGCTTGTGATTCGCTGTTATTAAGCTCAGCAACCCAAAAGGATGCACACATTAAAAGTTTTGTTAAAGTAGAAAAAATTAATTTTAGTGCTAAAATAGATCCGGCTCCTAGAATAATACAGCCACGTAGTTTTAGGTATAGTGCCGCATTAGGTCGACATATCAAGCACTTAGAAAAACCTCTCTTTAAGGTGATAGATGAAATTTATGGTGGTCCTACTGTACTCAAGGGATATGATTGTATCCAATCGGCCAAGTTGTTGTCAGACATGTGGTCACAGTTTGAAAATCCTGTTGCCATTGGTCTTGATGCTAGTCGGTTTGATCAACATTGCTCCGTTGAGATGCTGAAGTGGGAACATCAGGTGTGGAAACTGTTGGGAACAGATAAGGAAAATTTGGGACAATTGCTCAGCTGGCAGTTGAATAATTCTGGGGTGGCTTACGTTCAAGATGGTAAAGTCAAGTATAAAGTAGCCGGATGTAGAATGTCCGGTGACATGAACACTTCCAGTGGAAATTGTCTCATCATGTGTGCAATGGTTTTCTGTTACTGTAAACACCTGGGAATAGACAAATTTAGGTTAGCCAATAATGGTGATGATTGTTCCTTAATCGTTGAGCGCAAGCATGAGACGAGATTGGTTCATCAGTTACCAAATTGGTTTCTGAAGTTGGGCTATACCATGAAAATTGAGAAACCTGTGTATGAATTTGAACATATAAGCTTTTGTCAAACACAGCCTGTTTTTGATGGCATTGGATACCGGATGGTTCGCGATCCACGAGTCGCTATGGCAAAGGATTTGTGTTGTCTCTTAAATTTAGATGACACAAAGGTCAAAACATTGTGGTTGAATGCTATGCGGCATGGTGGACATGCGTTAACAACCGGAATTCCTTGTTGGCAAGAGTTCTACACTATGTTTCCAAACTCTGATATCACTGAGACTAAGAAAGAGACAACACTTGCCGGCTTCCGAGAGTCTGGGTTTTACCGGATGATCCCCAAAAACAAAAACCAAAGAGGTAGACATGTTACACCAGAAAGTCGATATAGTTTTTGGTTAGCATTTGGGATCACACCTGATACCCAGGTTATGTTGGAGGCCAGGTTCAAGAGCATGAATCTTGGTCTTGCAGAGAGAGATGATTGTGAGGATTATGCGGAGATGTCCATCCTCATTGAAAATTGACCAAACAAATAGATTATATTAATAGATTATATATATACATAAAATGACTAGAAATAAGAATTTACGTAGTAAAGTAGATAGTTCTTCAGGTTCAGGCTCAGGTTCACATGATACCATTGAGGTAAG